AGACCCAGCAGCACAAGCCGCAGCCGAAGCCGAAGCAATTCGACGCACACGGCAGTTGGGTTACAACAAAGAGTTCCAATCGCTCGATAAAAAGCACGCGGAAGAATACCCGGAGAAACTGAAAGCCCTCATAGATGGAGGGGCGACTCCAGAAGAGGCCAAGGCTTCATTGCAGGAAGCGTATGAGCAGGGGGTAGCAGAACTACAAGAGAAGTACCCTGGTGTAAATTATGATGAAGATTTGGGAAGTGAGGGCTTCGAGTCTACAAGTGAGAAGTTTGACATAAAGACGAATAACCCAAGGTTCCACAATGAGGTCGCATCTAACTACAAGAAGCCAGCCAAGACTCTCCAAAGCCTCTTCGACATAGTAGCCAACCCTGAATTCCATGACCATGAGGATATTGAAGAGTTCAGGCTAACACCCCCAGCCACCCTCATGGGGAACGGACTGGAGGCCACATTGGACGAAGGCATAAAGAGGCTGGATAGAGACAGCACCATACGCAGTAGAAGGCATCTCATGAAGTACCTTCTACCAGACCATCGAGATGGGAAATACGACGAAGACCTCCTACAGCATACCATGAATGCCATATTCGGCCCAGGTAGTGACATGGCAAATTTGCAGAATTGGCCAGATTTCGAGGGTTATCAAGAGCCTGCTGAGACTGGGCCTACTGTGGCATCAGACAATGTAGATTTGGGTAGTAAGCACGAATTCGAGGGGGGAGAGACTGATAATGAGTGGGACCTAACGGACGAGGAAGTAGCAGCGGCAAAAGCGGCTCGGGAAGCCGGAAGTAAAAGAGGGTCAAAGGATAAGAAGGCGTTTGACGACCCCATGGAACTGGCATGGGCTATCCTGAAAGGGGTATGATATCTTGTCTGACCGTGCTACCTTGGAGGCCATCGAGGAAATAGACTGGGAGATGGCAAAGAAGGACTTCAAGTTCTTCTTCGAGGAGATACTGGGCTGGCAGTTGGCTGACCATCATGCCAAGTGGTTCCACAATCTCAACACCCACAAAAGGTATTGCGTGAAGGCATCTCGAGACCACGGCAAATCTACTTTGTTCCTTGGCTATTTGCTATGGAAGGTCATATTCACCCCTCGTCTGGATACGATGATTTTCAGCCACAGTCTCGACCAATCCATCAGGCACATGAGGGGCTTGAACGACCTCATAGACTCTAGTCCGATGCTGGCCAAGATGAAGGACAAGGATGCTTGGTCCAAGACCTTCTTCGGTTTCACCAATGGCTCGAGAATCAACGCCAAGTCAGTCGGTGGTGGTGTCAGAGGTGCTCACCCGGACTTGATTCTGCTAGACGACATCCTCTGGGGAACCACAGACACTGAATTGCAGCGTGTGGCCTCGTGGTTCTACGAGGTTCTAGTGCCTACGCTGCACCACACCTCGCAGTTGTGCGTGGTGGGAACCCCATTCACTCCGACTGACCTCTATACCGAACTGGAAAGGAGGGACGGATATCTAGTCGAGACCTACCCTGCAATCAATGCACAGGGTGAACCCCTCTGGCCGTGGAGGTGGTCGTTGGAGGCATTGGATGCTCGAAGGAGGGATATGCCAGCCATCGCCTTCACTCGTGAGTACCTCTGTGAACCGATGGACGACATGTCCAGCCTGTTCCCCTCTTCGGTCATATCCGCATGCAAAGACCCCCATCTCACACTACTTGATAGGCGTCACGAGAATGATGACAGTCAGTATTTCATTGGGTGGGACCCAGCCATATCCTCTGACAGGCAGGCTGACTACACTGTCATGCTAGTCTTGCGCAGACCCTCTGATGCGCCTGAGACTCTGGAACTAGTTCATGTTGTCCGTCGCAAGGCTATGGATTTCAGAACGCAGATAGTGGAGATACAGAGACTCAACAATAAGTTCCGCCCCGAAGTCATAGAGTTGGAGGCCAACCACTTCCAGCGTGTATTCGCCACTGAACTCAGGGCTGATACTGATTTGCCCATCAAGACCTTCATCAGTACCAAGCAAAGGCGAGAGAGTCTTCTCATGGGTCTTGTGCTCAAGTTCGAGAGGGAGCAAATGCGTTTGCCGTGGGGTGATGAGCCGTCACGTGATTTAATCAGTCAGTTAGAGCACGAACTGCTGATGTTTGGAATGAGCAAGGAAGGGAAACTGGATAGCATCGCTAGACACGATGACTTTGCCATTGCCTTGGCTCTGGGCAACTGGGCAACCACTGAATTCAGAGAGAGAATTATTGATTTAGATTCCTTGATGTCTGGTTTGATTGATTAGCAAATTTGATGTATGGTTGCTTATGTCGGATGGCTATGATGAGCGTGCGCCGCGACCCCACGCCCTTGCAGAAGAGTTTCTTCTACATGATTCTCAAATCCAAAGTGAGGGAGAAGAGAAGCAAGGAGTTGAATGCTCTTCGTGAGCAGATTGACGCTATGCTGGCACCGTATGAGAAAGAGAGTAGAAAACCTAGTGCTGCTGGCCTGACTAACGTGAAACTTCCGTATGAAGAAGGTCACGCTTTCCAAGATAGAATGGGTGAGGAGTCAACTCTCCATCCAGATACTCTCTCTGCTCTCAGGGATTTCATAGATGATGAACTATCAACGCGTGGCAAGAAGAAGATGGTACCTGGCAAAGGCTTGGTAGAAGCATCTGGTCACGCTGACAGGGTCAGGGAGATGGATGAGGAGGCTCTCTTGAATCGGAGGATAGGGGGGACGGCAATGATTACTCCCACCAAGAGACAGACTCCCATGTCAGAGGATATCAGATTCCAAAGAAGAAGCCAGCCCACTAGAGTGCGTGTGCGTGATGCCAGAGCAGGTGAAGAGGTCGGCAGATTGCCTAACCCCGTAGGTGATGCAGGAAGACCTGGTAGGATACCAAAAGAGACTGATATCACGGACAAGTCTGGCAAGAAAATAGGAGTGAAGGCACGTTCCGATAAAGACACAATCCGGGTGACCCCCTCCCACCATGTCAATGTTCTAGGTACTGACCCCTCTCCTGATTTCGGTCTTGAGGAATACCAGCACGATGTGACAGACCCCAAGACGGGTGAGGTGTCCACTCGGACGAAAGTGAGAGACCCTGTAGAGGAAAGTCTCAGAGAGAAGGGTGGCAAAGAATACCTTGAGCATAGCAAGATAGCAATTCCCGCTGGACTCCATGGACCCAAAATGTACGAGTATCTGAGAGAAAGAATACAACAGGAGGGTATTGATTTGAATGATTTGAAAGAGACTGACTGGAGTGACTTAGCCAACCGCTTGGGTAAGCCCTTGGAGGAGGTCAAAGAGCAGATGAGGATTCTAGAAGAAAGGTCTCCGAGAGAGGGCTTGAGTATGACCATGCAACCTCGTGAGACGGTGACAGGTGAACCTTGGGACGCTGATGCTGGTTTATCTGCGGCTAACCCCAGAGATAGACAGAAAGACTGGGAAGCAGTATTGACTCAGAGAAGAGATGCTAAGCGAGCGAATGATGAGGAGAATCCACTACTGGCTGGTTGATTAGGCGGTCGGTAAATGTGGTGTGGGCTTCTCAGATAATTGGTGATGATTACGACGCTAAGTCAGATGAAGAGGACTCTGACCGCAATTGGGTGATACGTCAACTCGCACAACACCCCTTGTTCAAATCTGGCTCTATATCCACACCTAAATTCGCTGAGAACCCACCTACCCCTGATAAGGGCAGTGGTAAATTACAACCGACTCAACCTCCAGCCAAGGACCCCAAGGAAGAAGAGAGACGCAAAAAGGAAATGGAAGGGATGGTCTTGGCTGGTGATATATCCCATGGGTGGTTCGAGAACGTGTTCGGGAAGACCCCCAATGAGATAGTAAAGGACTTGCGCATGAAGAGGCGAGACCACAAACAATACCGTGAGGACATTGATGATGCGATTAAGATGATACGCATGACGAAAGAGATGGAAGTGGACAATACCCTGAAGAAACTATCTTGGGGAGGAGAGCATCTAATGACAATCAAATCACTAGGTTTGAGTGACAGGGACCTCAAGGCCCTCTCACGCTTCGGTGAGAATCGAGAAGTCTCCTTGCGACAGAGTTGCATGCAATGGGAGAGGGCTGATAAAATGCTAACCAAACTGGCTAGTATTGATGACTTGAACGAAGAGCAACAACGCTTGTGGGTAGATGCCAACAACCTGAAGAAAGAGGCGAAGAAGATGTGGCGCCACACCTTACATCAGTCAGAGCAACTTACGAAGAGAGATGCTATGTTCTTGCATAAGTCGAAAGAGTTGTTGGACACAGAGGGGCCTATGGATAGTCGCAGCCTCCATAGTCATATGACTAACACTGACGGGCGCAGCCGTGGTGTCCCTTCCGTGCAACAGTTAGGTGCGCTTCTCAAGGTATATGGGCCGGAATTCGATATCATCAAGAACAAAGGGTCATGGGAGTCACTCTCTACCGACACGGATGTCATCCTCAAGAATCCATGGGCCTATGCTGCTGGCTTCTTGGATGCAGATGGATATATCACCATCTCCAAGCGCGGGGAGCCTAGGGCTGGTATTATCGCCACTGGGGACAGAGGCAAGATTCATTGTGAGAACATGCACAAGATATTAGATTGTGGTGTGCTCAGTCTGGATTTGAAGATAGGCGAGTCCAGTAAGCGTAGCCAGCACCGTCTACAGTTCTACAGCAAGGCGGACTTGAACAAGTTACTCAAAGGGGTTCTGCCCCATCTGAGGATGAAGAAAGAGCAAGCGAACTACGTATTGCAGCATCTTAACCTGAGAGGGAGAGACAATGACCTCATCAATAAACGCAGAGAGCAATTGTACCGTCTAGTCAAGTGGGAGAATTGGAAGGATGTTAAGAGCGATGAGTTGCTCGCAGAGTGGAATGTTGATGAAGGAGAAGTCCTCTCGTGGGCCAGGCAGGACCCTGAGGTCATACGCTTGGTTGATGATGCGAGCATGTTGATAGGTGATATTTGATGGTCGAAGAGAAAGGTCCAGTCGGTCGTTTCATTGATGCCATCAGTTCTCGTTTCCGCACTAAAACGACTCCTGAGCCTATAATGCCATTATGGAAATCCGGGGTACAAGAGCCTGTTCTGGTACAAGGTGTCAGTATCCCTGCCCTCTATGCTACTGTGCAAGAGAGCATCATTCTACGAACCACCATTAACACCCTTTGTCAAGAGATATTTCGCCGTGGTTTCTACTGGCAGAAGAAATTCCAGATGAAGTGCCAGAGTTGTCAGGAAGAGTACAAGCACGAAGTGAAGGAATGTGATGTGTGTGGTGGCACAGAGATGGATACCCCCAACCCTGACCAGATACTCTATCCCAAGTGGTTCGTCAAACAACGCAACAGCATGGACCAGTCATTCATGGATGTCCTCAGAGAACTAGAGTGGGATTTAGACATAGTAGATGACGCATTCATGGTGCTCATCAAAGATTACTACCTAGAGCCTGACAATAATGACATCTCCCTTTATCGTGTCAAAGAGATACTCCGAGGTGACCCTACCTTCATCAGAATCGTGTCAGACAAGAGAGGAGTTCGAGGTGGACGTTATCTCGTCTGCCCAGTCCATCGTGACAAGACTTACCCCTTCGGTGGGGATTACAAGAATTGTGAAGTGTGTAACAAGGCCTTGCAAGACGTTCATTTCATCAATACCGCAGGTTCGGGGAAGACTCAGTATTACATAGAAGGGGAGATAATCCACTTCAGCAAGTTCAACCCCTCCAAACTGTATGGTAGAAGCCCGGTCGCTACTCTGTGGAGACAAGCCATGACTCTCTCCGCTATGGACAATTTCATGTATCTGTCCTATCAGAAGAGGAGGATGCCTCGAGGTGTCTTGGCCATCACCACTGACAACATCCAATCGACAGCGTCTTTCTGGAAGGGTGCTGAGGAGAAGATGGAGAGAGACCCCCATTACATCCCCAAGGTGGGCATCGAGTCTGCCACAGGAAGAGGTCGTGTTGAGTTTGTCAGGTTCATGGATACCTTGGATGAGATGCAATATGGTGCTGTGCGTGATGAGTTGCGCATGCGCATCGCTGCATTTTATGGGGTTTCCAATGTCTTCATGATGGATAGTGGAAAAGGAGGAGGTCTCAATAACGAGGGCATGCAGATTCTCGTCACTAACAGGGCTGTAGAATCTGGGCAGAAACTATGGGGCCGCGATGTATTCCCTCGTCTTTTCTCTGCTATGGGTGTGGAGGATTGGGAGATGACTCTCTATCCGAACGAGGAGGAAGACGATGTCACCCGTCTACGTAGAGATGAGATGGAAGTCAATATTGCGCAACGTATGCAGCAATTGGGCTTCCAACCACAATTGACTGAAGACGCAGGTAGGGATATCCGCTTCTTCTACAAAAAGCCGGATGAAGCAGAAATGGCACAGCAAGCGCAGATGCAAGCCATGCAGGGTCAGCCGCCCCCCGGAGGTGGCCCCGAAGGGGCTCCTCCACCGGGTGGACCCATGCCTGGCGGACCGATGGGCCCTGGCCCAATGATGGTCCCACCTGGAGGCCCTGGCCCTCTACCACAAAGTATGGCTCCCGGAGCAGCACCCCCAGGTGCTCCACTACCGGGCGGCCAACAACAACCCCCTCTCCCTCCTAAGAACCTCCCCGGAACTAACATCGGTTTAGACCGAGCGAGAATCAATGAGAGGCTCACAGGTATGACTCATCGTTTCGGCAATCGCCCAGTACCGACCAGAAAGTCAGAGGATGTAGAAAAGAGCCAAGGGATGGGCTCCGGGTCTGAGAGCGTGGGCATACGTAGGAACACTCCCAAGAAGATAGCCCCAGTCAAACATGAGACGGCATCTGACGGCGCTCCTGTACCCAAAATAAACGCCAATAGGAAGAAAACACCTATCCAAGAAGCCCACGATGCTATTCAAGATGCTAAAGACCAAGCCGCTGACCCGCTTGGTAGTAAGAAGAAGAAAAGTAACTTTAAGCAATGAATAGTTTAATGAGGATGTATGGGGTGCGGAGCGTCATGACGGACACGATTATCAAACTCGACCCCATGGTTAGGAAACTAGAAACAGCCGTGGGTGAGTTCAAGACCGCCTTGCAGAACAATGACTTAGTGGGGGCTCAGCAATTCCTGAGGTCCATAGCCCAAACCAGTGATTACCTCGCTTCGGATGTCACTGCGATATACAAGTCAGATGTTGAAGGAAACAAGCCTATAGGTGTCAACGAGACATTTGCAGGTGGTGTCCCTGTCATGTCTTTCAAAGACCAAGGCTCTCTTATCAAGGGAGACAGGCCTATGGGTTATATCGGCCCTGATGGAATTCAGTCCAATTGGCAACCACAGTATGGATTCGGTCAGAAGGTGGAGTGATGACTGACGAAGTCACTACTCTAATGGACGCTCTCATCACAAAGATGGAGCGCATGGATGGTGACATCGAAGCACTGCATGCTCAAAATGCGGAACTGAGAAAAATGGTCTCAGACCCTGACGCCCTTCTCATGAAGGCTGGCTTTGTACGAACTTCTACTCCTGCTGTGAATGATGTATGGGGAGACCCCCTTCGAGGTGAGCGGAATGAGGTCATCGAGAAAGCAGCGATAGCCATTGATGGGGTCATGATACAACCCCCTACGAGCAATGAGGATTGGCACGAGTTGGGATGGGACGAGATTCATGCCATGGCTAATCAGGCAGCACAAGCAGAGGGGAGGCCAGTAGACGTATGAAACCTATACCAGTAAGTGCAGGGCAGAACGCCCCAGATGTAGACGAGTTGATAGAGAAAGCAAATAGCATGGAAGAGATGTTAATGAAAGTCGCAGAACTAAAAGACGACTCTCAGATGAGAAACATCACTGGTGTAGAAGAGGCTAGAATGAGCCACTACTGGACTAACCAGCAGCAACCAGAGGACAATATAGAAGCAGTATCTAACAGGGGTGCACACAGCGAGTCCATCAATTTCGATGAAACAGCAAACCCCCATCAGACGGGCTCTACGCTATCAGCGCACCAGAACACGGCTGGTGGTGACACTGTAAAGAAAGCCTCACCAATGCCACCTGGCATGGGTGGTGAAGGAGGGGGAGGAGGAGATGACCTCGCAGCCCTTCTAGGTGAAGGTGGCGACATGGGTGGCGAGATGGGTGACAAGGACCCGGCATCGTTGGCTAGGGAGATTGAGGAAAATGCCAAGAAGATTCAGGAAATGCTAGGTGGTGGAGACTCCCCTGGTGGTGAGGACCCCTTAGCCGCACTAGGTGGCGCTGGCGGTCCAGGACCAGAGGGACCACCTCCTGTATGAGGTGGTGGTTGTGTGCGTGAATCCCCCCAAGATTTCTTTCTGAGCGCCAAGGCCCGTTTTCAGAAATCTGAAGATATCGAAGATGCTGCTGAACTGTTCTTCGCGTCTCGTAACTTAATTCATCATGGTGTCGAGTTCGAGTGGGATGACACGCTCCAGAAGATGGATGTCCTACTGAAGGAGAAAGGCGTCAAGCAGGATTTGCGAGAAGAAGCAGAGGCGGCTGAGGAAACTAAGAAGCCTGACCCTAAATTCAAATTGGTGGGAGAAGAACCACAAGACGACGAGAAGGATGCATGGAGAAGTCGCTTGATGCGTGTGCGTGATGATAGAGGTGAGCAACAAAAGGGGGTCACTCTCTATCGTGAAAGGGACAAACCTTCGTGGCTCGCTGATACCAGCCCCACGAGGGACACCATTAGCACTTCTATCATTGATTGCATAGAAAGGAGCAAATGGGCAGGGGCTGTACCACCTTCATATCTAAGAGACATCGTTGAGAACATAGAACAAGAACTTCGTGACACTGGTGTTTTCCGTCTAGGAACCGAGAGCGAAGATGTTGATGAACTCCTGAGACTCCTCCTCTCTGGCCACGCTCGAGCAGTGAGGGCACCGAGAATTCGTAAGACTGGCAGGGAACTAAAGGAAGAAGATGAGCATGAATGGTTGAATATGTTCCCTGAGCACTGTGAGACGGCAGAAGAAGAGACCTCATTCTTATGGCATCTCTATGAATCCGAAATGAGCATCTACAAACCTTCCTTCGTGCGTAAGACAGAGCCTCTCCATATGGCACACGAAGATGCCATTCGAGAAACAGCGCTTGGGGGTATGACCGAGGCTGAAATGAGAGCACACAGCCCTGAGGCTTGGGAGCACTATCAAGTAGAACTAGGCAGGGCTGGCGAAGATGTTCTGGGGAGGATAGTGGAACATGGGATGTCTAGATTGTATGAACGTGGCTTTAGGCAATGGGAGGAGTGGTATCAGGAGACATTTCCCGATGGCCCTCATAGTGGAGAAGGAAGGGCGGAGGGGCAAGCACGCAGGGAGATATTCTGGCAGCATAAGTTCCTCAGGGATTCTGGGGCACCAGAGCCATATATCATGGAGAAGTTCTACAACGAAGACGGGAGCCTGTCAGGGACAGACCCTCGTGATATTGTAGAAAGCCCTGAGTTCCAAGGGGTACGGAACAGAGACCAAGCGATTTCAGAAGAGGTGCTGGAGCATGGTTTGCACTTCTTGGATTCTGACCCTAGGAAGCCCAACAACGAAGAGAGACTCATTGCTTACAAGGCTTATTTCAGAAAGGTAGATGACGAGACCTACCGTCTGCAAGACCCTGATTACGTACCTGAGGAATCTGAGGAGCGCTTTTTCGAGGACGGGGATTCTAACCTCCGCCCTAGGGAGCGCCATCATCATGTCCAGGGTAAGGGATTCACCGCCGAAGAACTTTATCGTATGCAACAGAGAAGACTCAACATTATGAATCGGGCTATACAGATGGCTTGGACAGCACCACCAGACATATCGAACCACCACCGACAGGTGCAGATACTACCTACTCGTGCAAATTATGGGACATATACCATGAGTCGTTGCATTAGCAATTTCATCTCCAAAGACTTGCCAGAGGACTTCACTTCTGTTTGTAGCAAGTGCAAGAAAATAGGGGGTGGCCATGTAGAAGGCTGCAGGGGTGGCAAGACTATCTACATTCGACGTGACCCGAAAGGGACTTCCAAAGCAGCAGAGGCTGGTGCTGATACCATACGCAACAAACTCTTTGATACCTATAGGGAAAACTGGGACTTTGAGGCTGGGTTACCCAAAGGTGATTACTCTAGTATCCATAAGCGCATAGAAGCCCTCCAAGAGTGGGCTCGGCGTGGAGTACTGACTCCCACTGAAGTAAGGAGGGCTGAAGTCTGGTTAGGGGCAGACCATCTAGGACATGGTGATAATTCTGCAGCCTTCTATGACAGGAGGGATGATTACAAATTCAAATCCGCCCCTGAACTATACATTTTGGAACCACAGTTAGCCCCCGACCATGACTCTACTATAGGGGCGAACCCCAAAGAAGGGCTGTATGGTTACATTCTTGGGTGGTTCCAGAGAAATGGTGGTCTGGGTATGACTGAGAATGATGCCCAGAATACCTTACTAGCCCGTCGCACACACAAGGGCAGGCCTATTCGGAATACAGCAAATGAGATTGCTGACCAGGAGGAACTCCCTCAATTCACCATACCACCGGCCCCTAATGTGGATGTCACTTCACGTAAGTACCGAAACTGGTTAGCGCTCAGAGAGAAAGTCAAAGCCAACCGCTCTATGGATAACCTGACTGCTCTCTTCGGCAATGTCCTCGCACCTGAGATAAGTAGGCTATTAGAGCAGGGCAGTACCTTAGAAGCGATTAGGGATGACAAGCGTGGTCTTTACCCTGAGTTGCAAAAACTACTGCTTAACTATGCGAGGATGATAAAGCATGATGCTGACTCTCCTGAATTGTCCGAAGAACAGATGAAAGAGCAAACCTTGCAAGAAAGTGCAAACACTGACCATGTGAAAGAGGTATCCACGTCATTGGATGTACCAGGTTTCCTGCGCATGGCGCAGTTGTACCACGCGGCTATGATGCAGGCTTTCCCTGGTGAGATTACCCCCTATACTTCAATCCCCACAGACGAAGCAGGCAGGCCACTATGGTCGGAATCCGAAGGGGGGTGGTTACGACATGGTCGTTTAGGAGATACCTCAAGCGCACCACTGGGGAGAATCCCTCATTCACCTCCTCTGTCCTTGGCGAATCTCGCTTACATGAACCCCAATCGAATCATTCGTCTGTTGCATGACTTGCCTCTCAACATGCAGATGGATGGGGACTTCAGAGCCCGAGAAAGGGCCAAATTACCAAGACGTCACCAGTTCCCTGAAGGGAGTGACGGTACTGACCAACATCTCCACGCTTTGGATGTCTATCTCAAGAACTACCGCCTCGCAAGGCATTTCTCTTTGACTAGTGGCATTGGCTCTGACACTGTGCCTATCGGGAATGTGGAGACACTCTTCCCAGGGGAAACCACGATGCATATCACAGCACGGCATTTGGTCGGAACCCCATCTGCCCGTCTGTCTAGAGGTACTAGTGATGTCGACAGCAGGAATAAAACCCGAGACTCCAGTTTCGCTAGGGGTTTCCAGCATATCGAACGCAGTCCTACGAGTCGCTTGCGCACAAGAGACGTCCAAGCGAAGATACATGCTATGCTTCTAGGTCTAGGGGAAGCACCTCCTTTACGTTTCCCTGCCAACAAGGGAGCATACGCAGGGAAACCTGTATGGGAACACCCTGAGGTGTTTGACCAGATGCTGAGGAGCATAAAGGGGGGCTTTCCACTACCAAAGGAGTGGAAGTCATTCAAGTCCCCTGTCTTCAGTACCGATGCTAGGGAAGTATGGCAGACCATACTAGGAAGGGAAAAGGGCGGGGAGGCAGAGATGCCTTGGGTGGACCGTGTAGATTTGAAGCCGCACTCCTATCCTGTTTTGTTCGAGAATGGTAAATACTACTTACAATTGCAGCAAATGGAGCATTCTAATGTATATGTCCCTGACTACACAAAGGGGGATGATGCTCGACCTATCGAGCAAGGGTTAGAGAAGATAAGACAGAATATGCTCAAGAATGTCAACGGGCAACCCATAACAGACTTTAGCAATCTAATCAACCCTCTCAAACCAGCAGGTGGAATGGAAGGTTATAGGTATAGGGACCTTCATGCCGATGATGACCAAACGGATTCTGAAGGGCGCACCAAATCAGAAGTACGTGCTCGCCAATTGACTTCTTCACCGATGTTGGAAATCCCCACCGCTTGTGTTTTCCAACAAGAGGACGGGACTCTTGCAATGCTTGGGCCTCACCCTAGTCGTCTTGCTGCTGACTTCACTGATTTGGTCCTATCCAAGTTACCCCACACACCTGATTTGACATCTGCCTCCCATCTTTTCCTTAATGGGGCTAAAGACAGGGCGGAGAAGGATTACCCCCAAGGGGACATGGGTGACGCTAATGAGACTAGGGATGCCAAGAATCACAATCTCACTCTGGAATCCCTCTCTTTCATGAACAAGCAAGTGCATGAACTCATGAGCAAACTCCCCACAGCCTTTGGTATCATGGCTTGGTTCCATGGTTTAGGAGATGCTGAACGCAAACCTGACGAGTATTTGGGTGATGACGGGCTACCTCTGGGGCCTGCTGAAGCAGTACAGCGTTATGTAGAAAACAAACTCACACTCAACAATAGGCACTACGAGGCCGGGTCAAAACATGTCGTGGATAAATCCCCCAGTGAGACTGATGCAGTTCGCTCTCGCCAGCAGATGCTAATCAATCATGCCGTGAAATACATTAACAACCCCACGAGTTCTTATGAAGGAGGGTTCAGGCGCCGTGTCCGTAATTATCTCGAAGAGCGTATGCCAGAGATAGAGACGGCACTGGACAATTCTGATAGAATTCTTTCAGAGACAGAGTTGGAATATCCTCATAGGACTTTGTTTGGGCCGATAGAGCCAGAGGAGAATATTCTACGTGAACTTGTCAGTGCCAAGAAACTCCAGGGGAATTTTACAGGGTTGGAGTTCCTCACCCACGTCCTTGAGAATGAGCCAAGAGTTGAGAAAATCCTCGAGAGTTTCGGTATGACACCCGAGGAGGCGGTTGAGAAAATCACAGGAAACAATGTCATGGGTCTGTTCGGTGAGCCCGAGGTAGACCCCACACAGAGTTATGCTAGTTGCGTGAAAGACATTGTAGCAGCAACGCATTACGCGAAAGGGACAAAGAGCGACCCCTTGCACTGGCATGGTGTGGCTCTCTCAGAAGAAGAGGCCTCAAGGCAGGCTATGGAGGCACGTGATGCGAAAGGACGACGGGGGAACAAACTCATACTAGCCCAGCGCCGTGCCGCTAGAGCGCGACAATCTCAATCCCTGAAGGGACATTTGCTGTCTTTGCGAGATTCCGACCCTCAAACCTTCCAGGATACTCTGCAGTTTTTATTCCAGAGGGGGTCGGATGGCATTAGTATCTGGAACATTCTCTCATCTTTGATTGCTACTAGTAAAACTAAGTTTGGCAAGCCCGCTTTCCCTGAGGCTCACCACATTCTCACTGATGAAGATAGGGGAGGCATTGACAGGTTGAGTAGTTTCTTGACATCAGAAAGTCGCTCTCTCCCTCTAGGGCATACTTATGATTATGACAGTGGGCAACATAGCAAGCGAAAAATCGGGTATAGTGAGGGTGTACCATATCGACATATGAAAATGCCTGGGGTTTTCCAGGATGGCTCTCTCTTGCGCCTTCTTGGTGGTAAAGGAGGTGTCTCAATCCACCCATCGTGGGGAGGCGGAGATGAAGAGTGGCAGGAAATCACAGGAGAGGGGAAGATGGGGGACACCGTGCGTTCCCCTAAGGAAAGAGAGATTTCATTCATGCGTCTCCACCCTGATACTATCAACCATATTGGTAGTGCCTCTGTAGTTGATGGTGCTCAGTTAGATTATAGAGAAGAGGGGAACCCTCAAGATATAGACCCCAATACGGCAGACATGGACACCATCAAATCACTGGATGTCCTAACTGATATTGACTTGCTTTACAAAGGGGACGACTCAAACAAAGGCAGGCCTATCCCTGTCAAAGCCATGCATCGTATTTTCACTGTTGGTGATTTATCGCACCTGCGAGGATTCTCAGAGGATTGGGTGGTTTCATCATGGGCTTCAGGGGAGCGAGTGATAATTGACAAAAAGAAAACTCGCTTGACTTGCTACAACCAAGCGCATGATTCTGTCATCTTACCTAAGAAGGTCCAAGAAGGCATACGTGCTGCTCACAAGGCTAATTTCATCGTGGATGCAATATGGGATGGGGAGAATGTCTTCTTTGTGGATATCGTGCATTGTGGTGATGAGAAGATGGAGAACATGCCCACCAAAGATAGAATCAGGCACCTACGAGCAGAGTTTTCTGCGACCGAAGAGGTGTCTATTCCTGCCCCGTTCAATACCAAGAGGGTGGATAGCGAAGGGTTGGAGCGCGCTGTGAAAGACTTACTCAAGGAGAAAGGTGTGAAACAAGTCATGCTAAGAGATGCTGAATCCACTTATATGCGTGGGGAGAGCAGACACCCGAAATGGGTAATGCTCACACCTCAAAAGCAGTTAGATGTCCGTATTGTGGATAGTGAGAATGACAAGCATCTCATGGGTATCGGCCCGTTGATGGACGACGATGCGTCTTCGCTAGGCAATAGGGCGGCATCCTATGACGGTGATTACTACATGGATGTGGGTTATATCACTAGGAAGGGTTTAGAGAAAGGTGATTACATCACTGTCAGGACTCCTAAGGTCACCAGTTTGAACAGAGGGGGTTTCAAAGTCTACAAACTAACAGGTGCTCGATATGTAAAGGACGCTGAGTCTGCGGGTACTGATAGCATAGAAACTCTAGAGATACTGTCTGGGGAGCATAACATGAACGTGCCTCACCATGTCCGTATCAAGAAGACAGCCATACATCTTGAGTTTCCCCATGGCCATGTCATCTATGACACAGAAGTGCATGGCCACGGTTTCATTGTCAAATCCGTGGATAGTCCTAGTGATTACCTGAGACAACTTGCTGAGACCCAGGAAGAATACTGGCACCCTCTAGCAGCAGTTTTGCTTCGTGCAGACATAGAAGCGAAGAAGAGTCGCAAGGCTGCAGTGGTACCAGAGCCGCCTGCTAATCATGAGGAGGTGAAACCCAAGAAGGTACTCAAGCCAAAGGAGAGAATCCTCAAAGACCCAGTACTCACAAAGCAAGTGGTAACGGCATTGGAGATGGTAGAAGGTCTACTCAAGGAGAAAATCACTTTCACTGGACCTAAGGGGTTGGGGATAGACTTCGCTACCCCTGTCGAGTCACCTTCTGGACCGACTACCCTGACAGAACCCAAGAATCTCCCTGACCATGACCCTGGGCATCGGCAAGAAAAGGACGGTGTTTGTTGGTGCGGGGCACAAATTGGGCAGGAGTGTGAGCAGGGTCTTGCGACTAAGATGGAAGACTGCCCGAAGTTTTCTCCTCCCCCGCAAGAAAGAGATGATAAACACGTAAAAATCCCCATTTCAGGGTAGGGATTTAAGTAGCATAAGTTATTGTTTGCAACTCAATGCTCATGATGGAGGCTCCTGTAGAGGACCCAATTCTCCTGAAATCCAGGTCTAGTGATTTGGTCGTTGCGGGCTATGCCTCAGTCGAGATGGTGGACAAGCAAGGAGACTTGATTACCAAGAATGCTTTGAAGGATGCCTTCGGCAAGTTCATGAAATCTCCTGGTTTCAGGAACGTCCAACTAGCCCACTCCAATATACAAGTAGGGGAGGTTATCCCCCAGTACGAAGATACATCTGGTAGGATGTGGAAGTCAGAGGTAGATGAGACTGGCATGTTTGTCGTCATCAAACTACGAGATGACATTGAGAAGGCCCGAGAAGTGGCAGCAGAAATTCGCAAGGGGAACCTAAAGTCGTTCTCCATCGGTGGACAGGCTTTCGAGCGTGTCAATAAGCACGATGGCACCAGAGGTGACTATCGTGAGATAAGCCGCATGGAGTTGCATGAGGTGACCATTTGCGAGAAGGGCATCAATCCCGAGGCCCAGTTCAGAATCCTAAAGGAGGATACTACAACAAATAAAGGTGATAAAATGACTGAAACTGAAAGTGAAACAATGAATGAGTTGCAGAACGTGCTAGAGCGTCTCTCCAAGCGACTCGATGACGCTGACGAGGCGAATGAGGCTGCACTGAAAGCAGCCGAAGCAGCCGAGAAGAGCGAAGACGAGAAGAAGGAGAAGGCTGAAAGCACCGAGAAAGCAAAAATGAAAGACGAAGACGATGGAAAGCATGAGAAATCTGCTGATGTCGAGAAATCTGATTTGGAGGACGTGATTACCACGGACTATCTGAATTGGCTAGAGAGCACCGTGAAGTCTGCAGGGTACGACCCTGAGGCAGCAAGAGGCGCTCTTGAGACCCCTGAGGGAGTCGAGAAGGCTTACCTACAGGAAGGTGCTCATGGCTACGACCACCGTGGCCAGGGAAGCATCGAGGGTGCTGGTGAAGATGATTCTGGTAAGAGACCAAAGATGAACTTTGGACCCGGTGCTACTGGGAACAAGGTCGTCATCAAAGCAGATGACTACATCAGCCCTGAGGCGGTAACCCCGACTCAGATAGAGGAAGCATACCAGGTCTACAAGGCCGCTGCTCTCGAGCAGAGGTTCAAGACTGACCTTGGTAACGAGTTCTCTATGAGATTCCAGAAGGAGATGACTGCAGCAGAGAACGAGCAGGCCCGCGACGAATTTGACGCAAGAGGCCCTCTCGCTGACCTACAGAAAGCAGTTCTATCTCTCGCTGACAGGTTTGACAACATGGCTACCCCAGAGACCGGAGAGACCATAACCAAGAGCGCACCCGAGACCAACGTGGTTGTGCCCGAGACTATGGAAATGGCCGAGATGTCCTGGGACGATGTTCACAGACTAGCCGGCAGCGCACTAAGAGGTGACAACTGATGGCACGTAATTACGTAAGGACAATCCAGGACATGGAGCGATACTACTACGGTGGCACTGCTCTAACCGGATACACGTACAGCAGTGGTGACATCCTAAAGGCCGATGCTCCTCTAATGAGCACTACGGCTGGTACCTACCAAGCAATCTACGGACGAAAGGTCTGGTCGCAACTGAACCAAGAGTTCAACGCGTTTAGCCTTCTACCAAAGAAGCCTTGGGAGCGAAGTGGGTGGAGAATCATCACCGACAAGCCTTCGTTCAATGTCGGTGGTGGTCTGGCTGAGAACGCTACACTGCCAGACACAACCAAGCCTTCCTTCCTACACGTGGCTTCCAAGCCCAAGACCATTGGACACGCCTTCGACCTGAGCGAAGTGTCCATGTTCCTTTCCGATAAGGATGACGGTCTAGGTGACGTGCGCCAAGTGCTCAAGGAAGAGATGGGGAAGCACCACGCTGACCACATCAATCAGATGCTACTGAAGGATGTAGGCACTGCAGCCGGTAACGACCTAGAGTCTCTAGACAGGCTAACATCAGACCCTGACAAGATGACGGTTGGCTCGAACCACTTGACTGCAGCAGGAGACTGCGATGTCTACTCTATCCAGCGACGTGACTCTGACGATGCATGGAAGTCTGCAGAGGTTGACGTAGACGCAGCAAGTGCAAACAGAAGCCTGAGCCTGAACCATCTTGACGGACTCTTCCAGCAGATTTGGAAGCGTGGTGGTAACCCCAAGGTCATGCTGACAGGGTACGATACCCTAATGCGTGTCCAGCAACTCCTACAGAGCCAGCAGAGGTTCATGGAGTCGAAGAGGGTCACCCCAACCTACAACGGTGTAAAGGGTGTACCAGGTATCGAGGCTGGATTCATCGTGGCTACCTACAACGGTGTGCCCCTGATTCCATCCAAGGACGTAGTGACTGACGGTATTTCGAGGATTTACTACTTTGATACGGACTACCTATGGTTCCAGACCGCTATCCCGACTCAGTATTTCGAGTCTGGTATCGAGACTGGTGACCCGTTCGCTATCAACAGACTAGGACAGGAAGGACTCTACCGAACCATGGGTGAGGTGTGGGATTCTTTCTTCGGTGCAGGAGGTTCAATCCGAGACCTGAAGTGAGGTTGAGGAAAGATACAGAGGTGATATGAGATGGATATGCTAGAAGTAAAAACAAGCACAACAGGAACAATGGAAATCCTAGGTAACTGGGAGTTGAGAGCAGGGTCGCAAGGCACTGAGGAATGGCTAGGGACAAGTTACCCTGGTTCCCTTGATGGGTTCAAACCTCAGCAGTCTGACTTAGCGCAGGGCTACGACCCTGCCCCGAAGATGGCTCTTCTCAGAGTAACCTTGGCTGGTAATGCAAGCAACCACGTGCTGTCTGGGACAGGAATGAACAGCGTCCTGTTCACGGCAGTATCACAGAGAGGGACGGCTACGGCAGGGGATGCCTTAGACACTCTCTCGGTACTAACTGGAACTGTCGGCGCTGCAAATGCAGACACCGGAAAGAGAGACGTTCAGATACAACTAGTCTCCGAAGGTGGCTCAGCAACAGCAAGCGTTGACGTCATGGTGATGTATAACTGATTGAGGTGACCAAGCATGCCAACAATCTATTGGGACGGCGCAGGGTCTTGGACCCGAGGCAAGCACGGATACTTTCACAAGATAGAAGGTACCGTGGTAACCCAGGAATGGTTGGATGCGAGGCGAGTAGGCTTCAGCGACAATTACCGCATTGAGGACGACTACCCTGGAGTCCTCTTCACGCAAGACGATGGTGACGGAATCCCGGACATGAACTGGCTCAAAGCAGACATTCAACAATGGCTGTACGAGAATGGAGTCGAGATGTCCGGGCTCCGCGCCACGAAAGCGAAGATGCTGGAAAAGGTTGATGAAGTGCTAGCCTCTGAGGTCGCACAAGAGGAGGAATGAATATGGCAATAGCAGTAACATTTGACGAGAGACCAAGCACGTTTGGCAACATGATGGTATTAACAGGCACCTTCACGATGTCTGGTTCATCCGACGCTGAAGTCCTAGACGTAAGCGCGTATCTGAGCAAGGTACATTCAATCACAGTGAATGGCACCGACAACACGCAGATGCACGCTTGGTTGACGGACGTTGGGGATACCACCGCGAACATCAAAGCGGCAGCCAATGACAAAAGTGGCCTTTTCATGGTCATAGGTCAGCGCTGATTGGGGGTAAGACCCCATGTCCTCGGTCAAGATATTTGAGTTTGCACCTGAGCAGGCTACCGACACCACCACTGCGGGAACCGCTACAGATGGTTCCACCGCAGATGGCGTGAGGAAGTTACTTGCCGACTACATGAGTGACAAGACTGTAGAAGGCCTGACCAGTTGGCTCATCGGAGGTAACCTATATGTGGCCGTGGCCACTAGTGGTAACACCGATGGGGACTGATGATGGACGCTGAAGACCTCCGCCGACAATCCAAGCAAGGCTGGAAATACGCAACCGGCGAGTCTGTTCGCACCGACGCAAGTGGGCGTGAGCGGCTCGCCGGCCAAATACAAGAGCAGAACACACGCTCTCGTAACATACGGGACGTGATTGACATAGGTAGTGGGACACGATGCAAGCATTGTGGTATGCTCCACTTCTGCTACCTAGAACGCTGCGGTGCATGCAGCAAACCGATGGAGTATAATCTAGGCAAGGTGGATACACAGGTATGAGTTTTATCGGAGTATTGAAAACTGAGCCGGGACATGACGAGATAATGGCCCGTATCATGGCAAACCTAGACAATGAGCAGAGACAACGTCGGCTTGCAGAAGAAGACGCTCAGAAACCTAGCACTCGCGGGGCCAGATTGCGTGAGGCTACGAGTGCAGAGCGTGCAGGTTTGGATGAGCAACTGCAGGCTAAACTACGGCAATTGCAAGAAACCAAACAACGCATGGATGCAGTTGGAGAGGATTGGTAATGCCAGTAGTATTCAACACAGGGGAACGTGAGCCTCGACCGCTCTTCCCTGACCAAGTAGTCTACACTAGTGCGCAGAAGGTCGCTGATATACTTCAGATTCCATTTCCAGACCCAGTCTACCTGACGGCTAATGCCGATACAGGAGCCACCAGCCTGAAGATAAGCCCTGCTGATTACAGGCTTGTGGGTTTCGAGGAAGGTGACAAAGTAGAGTTGGCTAGTGATACCGAGTTAGGTGAGACAGTGACGCTCACTACTGTGGAGAGAGACGGGACTGATGTGGTCCTGCGTTGGAGCGGTGGTGTATCAGGAGACTACGACACTGCAGACAACGCCACTGTGCAGAGTCTCCAGTCATTCAACAACGGTAAGCGGAGGGGTGTAACACGCAAGGCCGTGGAGACTATGATACTCCGCATGCAGGACAAGATAGACAATCTATGCAATAACTCATGGAGGCCAATGCTGCAGACTGCAGAGTACCTCAATTTTGATACCTACAAGCCGTATAGACGGCGATACTACACAGACTACGTGGGTACGGTACCCTTGATGTTTCGCAACGTCCAGCAGATTCTAAGGCTAGAAATATGGCAAGGTCAGGAATACAGGGAAGTGGGTGCTTCGGAGGCACGCTTGGAAATCACTGACCACTCGGCTTTGACTACCAATGATTACTTATTCTTATGCCCAGGTGGAGGTGGTGTAGCGAGTCTAAGGGTAGGGGCAACATCATCAACATGGAGTGCGGATTTCGATGGTGTCAACGCTGCTCAGCAACTTGCTGACCTCATTAACAAGGACCTTCGGAGAAAGAAGGACGCTATTACGTTCTCTCCCTCGTTCAATCTTGAGACATCTTCAACGGATAGTGGTACACTTGTTGCTAATGTTCATCATGAGTTTATGGCTTCTGCTAATGCTGACTACGGAAACTCTAAGTTGAAACTCACGAGCATGAATCGTGGTGAGGCTGGCGAGACTGCTACGTTAGGCATCACTAATCTCAATGCTATATCTGCTACTAATCTGACTAGTACAAATGTGACTGTCACTAGTGGGCATGCTGGTAATCAAACCATTACCATGGCCGATACCTCCGCATTGACTCCCTTTGGTATCATCTGCACAGGTACAGGCTCTTCTGTCAAATGTGCTTACTACACAGGTAAAACGGATACCACACTCACTGGTGTTACTGACCTTGCTAATAGCGGGCTCTTGGCTTCGGCGGCAAATGGTACTGTTCTCACTCAATACAGATTCAAGATTGACTACTTCGGTCAGACCACAGGGGATGAGGCTAGGCTCCGTGATTGGTGGTGTGATTATGACCTGGGAGTTGTCTATTTCAATAACACCTACCCCTATTTCCAGTGGAACTCGGTCAAGGTTTCCTATGTATATGGAGAGCGATACGTCGAGAAGGCGATAGAGGATATCTGCACGAAGATGGTGGCCATGGACCTGCTCCTGTCAGATGACCGTAGCGTGCTCATGCCTGAGGGTACACAGAACATTGACTTGGGGGCTAAGTACCAGTTGTTCAAGCAGCAGGTCGCAGAGACTCTCCCACGTTATATGGAGGTAATGACCCTTGAGTGATGAACTGATTGTATGGAAAGAACTGATTCCAGTCAATGACCAGATAGAACTCTGGAAGAGCCTAGTTCTTTCAGACACAGGTCGCCCCTTTCTCGTGGCTGCAGCGACCGCCCATGGCTATAGTGTCTCCGAGGGGAACATCATAGACGAGGCTGGTAGGCCCATCAATTCCTCCTCACCTGATTGGGATGCGATAATCACTGATGCTGCTAGACAAGCACAGGTAGAGAAACCAATGGAGAACTGGAAGTAATGCCTAAAGAATCTGTCACTCTCATGAAAGACCTTCTTACTGCTGCTTCCCCTAATGGATGGAACAGGGCTAATACAGACCAGCGTACTCCTGTTGTGATGGACATCACCACCTTGGACCCTGGGAGAGGAAAGAGGTTCGACCTCAATAGAAGCGATGCAGTCTTCCTGTATGAGACAGCACACAGCGAAGAGCAACCAGAGGTCTTCTACGACTTCGTCAATACTAGGATAAACGTCACTGTGGATATACGGACTGTGAGGGGTAGAGAGCAATTAATGAAGATGGAAGACGAGATTCGTAGGGTTGTCCATAAGAACAGGAAGGGTGACGGGATTAACTTTGACCGCCTTCTGTTCAAAACTCGAACAGATTTGTCTGATAGGACCAAACATTTGCACAGAATGACCTTCCAGATAGAAATAGTAATATTCAGTGAACTTATCGCATAGGGTGAGACGACATGCCATCAACAGTGTATCGTGGAGATTTAGCAGAAGTAACATTCGGGCATGAGACTGGTTTGCACCTAACACACGGTGCTTTTGGAGGTTTGACATTCACCATCGGAACTGTAGGCGATGTGAGTACCATAACTTTCGGTACGGCCACTACAGGTTTCTTCCAGGGTAGCAGTCACTTGAAATACCCTAGAGGGATGCTAGCAGGCTCTCGCATGAGGGTGATTGGTGCGGGTAATTACACTGCTGATGATACGGACAAGGCTCACGTCTACACTATCATAGACAACTATCAGAACAAGTTAGAAGTCACTCCAGCGATGAAGTCTACTGGTATCTCTGCTGCTGGTGATGAACTCATCATCGAAGCAATGGGGACACCCACTATTGATGTGGGTTGCCTAGTGGCCAATAATGCTGACGCTAGTGATGAGACGGTCCTGACTGACCAGTTCGTCGGTCTTGCTGCTACTGTCGGACTCCCTGAAACCACAGTTGAGGTGAAGAGGTCCCACGTGGTTGGTGTCGGGCGGGATGTAGTAGTGCAAGAGGCGCAGAGCATGAAGAACGAGGGTGGTAGTCTTGAGACTATGATGCATAGTGCACGTTGGCTCTATTACGCTCTGGGTAACGAGGCCATTGCAGTACCTAACCCAACAGGTGCAGAGGAAGTGGCTGATGGTAGTAATGCGGAAACGATAGGCATGGGTGATACATACATTGGGTTCGCTAATGCTGTTGACCTTTCAGGTGTGGCAGTCGGTGACTACATCACAGTAAAGGATGAGGACGAGGTACTGACCCCCTACTCTGAGGAACCCACGACGCGAGTTAAGTGGACGGGAGCCCAGACTCAATTCCATAGCACTGTGAAGAGTGAGATTCGTAGAGTCGTCGCAGTGGACAATACTACTAATTTCAAGCGACTATATGTGGATGACCCGTTCAACTTCAACCATGCAGCAAAGAATGGCAATGCCGGTATTCAGTCCATCAGGAAGATAGTTCTCGCTGATAACAACGATACTGGAAGTCCTCATTTCCAAACCACTCCAGCGGACTGGGGTGATATACAGAACATGCAGAAGAGAGTTCTCTTCAGTATGTGGAGGCAGCCTAGTTTCGCTCTTGAGACTAGCATGAGGACCAGGAATGTGGATTCCTATGGTACTGCTAGTAGAGCAGGCACTCAGTCTCAGAATGCTCCTGGTGGCGCTAATGATTCCAAGCAATTGACTCGCATCTACAAGGGGTGCAAGGTCAAGGACTGGGAGTTGACTGCTGATGCTGATGCTGAAGTCAAGATGGTTATCAATTTCGATGCTCTGATGTGTTATACAGATACTGGGAGACTAGAGAGTGGTAACAACACCGGAGACCGTTATACGGCACATAGGATGTTCGAGAACATAGCCAACGGGCCTCTAGAGAGGAAAGCGGCAGGTATAGCACCCAACACCGAGAAGCCGTTCTTTTTCTACAATGGAACCATTACTGCGTTTGGTCAGAATCTTGCTCAGGTTACGAAATTCGTCCTCAAGGGGAATAACAATCTGGCTACCTACTACTCAGTTGGTGCCATGCCCAAGGCAGAGAGTAGGAACACTACTACAGGGGACTCTTTGGAACAAGTACCATTCGCTGGTAGCAGGAACCCCACTCTCATAGCAGAGGGTAAGGTCGAGTACGAATGCGATATGGAAGTCATTATCACTGACCCATTGCTGTACCATGAGTTCAGAACAAATAGGTCAAGGGATTATGATGACCCCATTACGCTTCTCTTGAAGAAGAATGGTCCGGGTACTAACAGGGAGGAGGTTAGAGTCATCATTGATGATTATATCATCAAAGAAGCACCTCTACAAATCCCAGATGACAAAACACCCATCAAGACAGAGTTGAAGATTCTCCCAAAGCACGTCAAGGTGGTGGCCTATGACGCCATGCTACATTGTTGAGGTATGAAGATGGCAAGGGAGAGTCTACATCCAGGTGGTAACAGAGGGCCTGAACCTGCCCCAGCGGTTAGACCGCTAAGCGAAGAAGAAGAAGTGACTGTCTTCCACCCTGAGGGAGCCGCCACCGATGGCAACCCCTTCCCTGAAGACTTAGTAGCAGAGGAAGAGACTACAGATTACAATTCCATGACTGTCCCCCAACTACGTGACTTACTAACAGAGCGTGGTCTGACGGTCAGCGGAGTCAAGGCGGAACTCATTGCCCGCCTAGAAGCAGACGACGCAGGCCCCTCTGAAGAGGCTCCTGACGAGTCTGCGGAGGTCCCCTCGGAAGAGGCAGCCTCTAGTGATGAGATGCCCGAGGAGGGCGACGTAAGTGAGTCAGGAGAGCAATAAGAAAATAGTAGAAGACATAAACAGCCTTTTAGTTCAAGGTGGAACGAATGCACACGACATAGATGTCGGTGAAGATAGAATAATCCGTGTCTGGATTAAGGAACTCTCGTTCCTCGATACACAGAGGGCCGTTAAGGAGTTCATGTCTATAGATGCCAATGGGCAGTTAGCGATGGACATAGCCGGATATTGGAAGTACATGTTCCTCGAGGCCATCGAGAAGACAGAGCCTCAGATGTCGAAGTCTCAACTGATACGTTTGAAACCTGACGTTGCTAAACAAATTACATCTCTATTACCCCAACCACAGGAATTGGTGGCTGGCCCTTTAGAGGATGGACTGAGCGAATAGAGCACATTGAAGATTTTTTGAAAGGTAAGGTGGATGATGCTGGGATGGCACTTGAGTCAGCCACATACTTCGTCATGCACCATTATTCACTTAGTCTAACCGACATAGACCAACTAACCCCTGAGGGGTTCAGTATGATGTTCACATGGGCTGCGGCTAGCACTAAGCACCAACAAGACTCAATGAAAGATAGTCAAGCAGCATCACAAGATAAGGTGCGTATAGGAAGCACTGATATGTCGCGTCCCATGCCACACAGTGAGGGGTTATAGTGTCAGCACAGAACATCAACATCTTTACTTCGGCTTTAGACCAGATGACCCTTTCCATAATGGGTGCTAACAAGCGTGTTGGTATATTCGAGAAGGCTATCATCAAGGTAGGTAAAGCGATACATGACACGGCTATTGGTTCGTTGCTAGTCTATGGTAAGGCTTTGGTAGATACCGCTCTCGCTGCTGCTCAATTACAAGAGACAGATGCAGAGAAGACGAAGGCCATGAAAAAACTATCCCTTGGTATGCAGATGGCCGCTAAGAGTGTGCTGAAATTCGGTGCCGGGATGCAACTTACCAATGCTATTTTCGAGTACGGGGTGGCTCAATGGGGTGCGGGAAACAAGGTAGTGGGTGGTCTTTGGATAAATTTCAGTAGGCTCCTAGCAGTCTTAACTATGCTTAGTATGGTGATATTGGGGGTGGCAGCAGCGTTTGTGTTGTATCAGATGCATGTAGACGGTCTAGATGCATCAGTGGTCACGGCCACGGAGGATATCATGTTCTTCGGTCATGCATTCACAGGGATGGCGACTATCATGAGTGGGGATACAGCCACTGCTTTGCAACTGATGAATGCTATGATTCTCTCGCTTGTTGTTGTGGGATGGGTATTGCACCCAGTCTTTGGTGCCTTATCTGCGGCTGCGTGGGCTGCTGGTCAAGCATTCAATTTCGTAGCGGAACGGACAGGAAGCGTACAGGCAGCATGGACGGCTTTCGGGGTCACACTGGGAGTGGTTTTCGGTGCTATCATGCTATTACTCGGAGAATTCACCCCTTTGTTAGGGGGTCTCACTCACCTCTTCTCAGGTATCAGTGTATTAGGCTGGACTTGGGTCGCGCAGACTCTACTGTGGATGTCAGGTATTGGTGTCGCTATGACAGGGGTGTATCTTGCAATCAAGGAGCCCTTGGATAGTGTAATGTATTACTTTGGTCTGTTACTCACCTTCGTGGGCACTGCGATGGCTGTCGTCGGATACGTCTTGGCTGGAGGTGCTGCCATCGCTGGTGGCGCCTTAGCAGGAATGGCGTTAGCCATCGCTGCTGCTGTCGTGCTAGTCATAGACACTCTCAAGATTCTCTTGTCTGGTGGGAACCTCATAGAGACATGGAGAGATAGGTGGGGTAATGCCATGGACTGGATAGGAGAGAAATGGACTGGCATGGCTACAAAGGCTGGGGAATTGAAAGATAGTGTAACTAGCGAGATTGGTGAGATGAGAGACACCGTTGTTGGTTTCGGTGCAGGTATGGTAGACGGGTTCATGGGAAGAATCAATGGTATTGCAGACGTGTTCAAAACGGCGTGGAATATGCTGATAGATGAGATAAACCCTGCGATTATCAAATTCAATAACACAGTTGGTTCTGTACCTGGTGTCCCCAATATCCCTGAGTTGGAATACTTGGCCAAGGGTGGCCCTGCTACTGGAGGTAAGCCCTACATCGTAGGAGAGCAAGGGCCTGAACTCTTCGTTCCCGGCTCTTCTGGTCACGTTACCCCTAACCATGAACTGGGTGGCACCAATGTCACGATGAACATCAATGTCTCTGGTGTCACAGATAGAACTGACAAGCGTGCACTCGCACGTGAGATAGGAGACATGCTTACTCAGGAATTGCGTCGGACGGGTGGGGCGCCCACGCGAGGTAGATTCTAATGCCAGGGATACCAATACGCTTAGTCAGGCGTGATGGTGAGACCATAGATTTGGAGGCTACCGATTTTGACGGGTCTATCAAGCGGGCTATAGTAGCCACACCCTTACCCATTCTAGGGGAGAGGCTAGCCACTGACTTGAATCTGGTAAATGCTGTTTTCAGAATGAATGTCATACTCAGGGATGATGATTGCAAGGACTCTGATTTCCAATTGAATTATGCTTCTGGTTTCATTGATTTCAGTGACAATGGGGATGGGCGTTACATGGATGGTGATGTCGATGATGGCTCAGACCTCGTCACTCGTGCTAATTTGGATGGGGCTACTTTCATCGTAATTGGTAATAATAATACCACATCAGGTTGGGCCCTAACAATCAAGTTGGTAGCGACTGGCTCTAATTCATGGAATGCAAGTGATAGGATTCTCACTGTGTCGATGGATGATGATACCTCATCAGGGATAGCAGCCGCAGATAAAGGAGCCTACCTCGCTCAGAAGATAAAGGAGGCTGTAGCGGCTGAATCGGACATTACTACATTTTTCACACCTACAGTGGCTACTGGACGCCGGGATGTGTCTGGCGAGCAGAGCCTGCTGAAGTTCACTCAAGCCAACAAGCGAGGACCCATGGGTGATAGGATGGATGCTACCCCTTCTGCTGGCGATAATGGTGATACTGTGATGCCAAGGATAGAAACCATGTCTGGTGGCAAAGCCAAGGGCTGTTATTCTGCAGGTGATAAATTGCAGAACCTAATAGCGACTGTCATCAATAACTCCATTCTCGGTGGTTTCGGTGGTATAGGGTCTGATGATTGGGAGTTCGATGAGGAGTTCTTCGCACAAGAAGACGCTGCTGGGTGGAAGAGCGATTACATTGTAGGTCTTCAGATACCTTACAACTCCTTCAACAATATCACTGATGTCTATGGTCCCACCAATGAGACACGCCCACATCAATACTCCGTTAGAAATTTCATCTATGGGACAGGTTTCAGGAATCTCGCTAAAGATGCAGATGCCAATACCAAAGATGCAAGTGCCACTCCTTTTGAGATTGCAGGGAAAGGTGCGTTCAAGACTGGCATTAGAGGCACTCTCGTGGATATGGATTTCAAGTATGTTGCAGGGGAGACTGTCTATTCAGCCACTCTGACATTCATGCCTTTGGATTTGATAGTGGGGATTTGAGTGTGTCGTTATATGGCAAGACATCTACTAGTGTGTATTTCAATGGAGTCAGTGACTCTATCATTTGTCCCACTGTGGACTTCAGGACCACTGGTCTGAAGTTCGGGGATGCTCGCTCTTCTCGTGCTCTCATTGGGCAAAGCCAGCGGGATGCACGAGAGCGTAATAGCATCCTCGATAACTTGGGTAACTTCTCAGTAGAAGCGTGGGTAAAGCCAGATTGTGGTGGCGTTATCGCTTCAAAGGAAAATCTCTTCTCTCTTTCCATAGGGACCCCTGGGGCACCAGGACCTGCTAGTTTTACCGTCTGGACCCATAGTGATGATGGTGAGGGGACGAAGGAATCTGTAGCATCTGCAGTGGCAAGTGGTACAGGGCACGAGGGTTTGCTCTTCCCTAGTGACGCTCATGCATCTATTGGCGATAATGATATTTCTAGGAACAGTCGAGAACTATTGTACGTAGCAGGTCTCTTCACTAGAAAGGCTCTGTATCTATTCGTCAATGGTGAGTTAGTAGCCAGAAAGACTTTCAAGAACGTGAAGAGATGTATTGCTGACTCTACTGATATTCTCATAGGGGGCAAGGGTGGTGAATACAGAGGGTATATCGAGAGTGTGCATTGGACTAAAGACACTGATGTAGATAGTATCACCCCTCGCCCTTTTTTGAACTCAAGTAGGACACTCGGTCTGTGGAGGTTCGAGTCTAGTCAGGAAATAGATAGCGAGGTTTTTCACATCCTAGGTAATGCAAGTGCTGGTGCTACCACTCTACAACTGAATGAAAGCACAATACAGAGACTCTACCGGGTTATGAGCGGGAAGAATGACACTCTAAAAGGGCAGTATCTCACTCCCTCGTTGGGTACCTATCAAGTGCAGAACAATGCACATAGTGGTGGTTCACAGACGATAAGCAAGACTCACTATGCATGGAATATCATCATCAATCCTACCGGCACTGACATAAAGACGGGCTTACCTAACAATAAGCCCCCTGAGCGGTGTCGTATCAAGTCAATGAGCACTTACAATGACCAGATAGTGGTTGAGAGTATTCATCTCGATTTCGATACTAATGCTAATACTGGTGAGAGAGGTCTTTTACATCCTCGTACTGCTTATGATAGTGCCAACCGCCTTGCTCATGACAGCACTTTCGTTCTAGTCAAATCTGACCTGTTAGTGGATACAGGAGACTCCACAGGTGTGCAAATTCACGGTACTGGTTCTCAGGCCATAGACAGTGCTGGAATCACAGTGGTTGATGAAGGGCCTTATGGTTTCCATGGGTTCTGTATTGGTAGTTCAATGAGTGTCAATGACTCTACTAACCCATTCTCTGTCTCCAGTGGAAATTGGGGTGTTGATGACAAGTTCAAGGTAGGGCATAGTGGTCTGCACAATCTAAATGTGCTCACAGGCCATGACTATCTCACTCGACTCCCTGACCCGAATGGTGCTACAGTCACGCGTACTATGGATGGTATTGCAGATGCTGGTGAGTTCGCCTTCGATAGCCAGACCACTTCGTTAGTTTCTCAATTGTCCATCAATGCCCCTGTGAAGGTCTACAAGGATGGTACTGGTCTCCCTCCTTCTGCAATTCGCTCTTCTAGTAAGGCCAACGCTGTAGTTAGGAACGGGCGAGCCTCTCTCAACCCAGCCCATGATACCATCATCGCCATTGGTGGGTCGACATTCGACCCTCTACCTTTCTTGCTGAAGGGTGTACCTATTGATGGTGTCACTGCATCTGATACTGCATACAATCTCCACCTAACGCCAGAGACAGAGAGTCGAGTGGCTGTCTTGGAGACTGGTGACAATGACTTCCCTCTAGTGGAGATTCATTACAGTGCGATTGATTTGACTGGCGGGACCATGGGCATGGCAGGGCCTGCTCTGCTTGTAGAGAAGACTGTCCCTCATGGTGGTACAGTCATCAACGGGAAAAGAGTGGCAGCCACCATAGCATCGGCCATCTCAGCAGGGCGACTCATCCATGCTCCTGGTGGTGTGATTGAGTTCCATAAGTCTCGTTTGAGAGACTCTCCCATGGAGTTGTCTAATTATTCATTGGTGGGTGATAACACAGGAGGGCAACTCAATGAAGTAGAGTTGGACTTGAGTCGCATTCCGTCAAATTACACACCCCGAGTGGCTAATGATTACGGGCAGGATATACCTCGCCCAGTTCTTGCAGCCCATGCTGATAACACCACTCACCCATCAGTCTACCATCGTATGTTATCTGTCCCTAATAATTCTGAAGCCACGTCAGATATGGGCTCTCACCAATTCTTCAGGCGTGGCGCTGTAGACGGCAACAAGGGAGAGAACAACCTCAGTAATCATCTGTTCGAGGTCTATGATGTTATTATTAACTATACAAAAAGGCAGAGGCACTATGTTGTCATGCACCCTTCAGATAGGGCTAGAACCATGCAACTCAGTAAATACAACACCTCGACCAATGACCCTTCTCTCTTTGCTATCAACTTCTTAATGATGAACGGTCGAATCTCAGACTTCAAAGTAGTAGAAGATGAAAGTGGCGACTATGTCGATTTGAGCGTCAGAGGGTTAATGGATGATGTGGCCTCCATGGAGGCAAACTACAGTGGAGAGGGTGCACCTGACTCTACTATAGTGAAAGAGATTAGTCCTGATGCACCTGTGGTGAGTGTCACTCTAGGTGGGCCTGGACAAGGGGCGGTCTTGACCCAACCAACTTGGGATAAGAGCACGTTGTCTCGACTAGGTTGGTCTTCAAGGAGAGATGGGGCTACGATGGTCCGACTTGTGGCTAGTACCTATGTGGACACCCTCCCGCTGAACAACTCGACTGGTATTAATAACGTACCTGATTCGATACAACCCGCGGCTTCCTTCCCACCACGTGGTAGATTCTACCTACCTAGTGGGGCAAGTGTGGAGTATTACAAGTTAGACAGTAACAAGTTCTACTTCCATGCTGGTACTGGGCATCTAGGGACAGGGCGTTTCGTAGATGCCGATGGGAAGGAGTATGACAGTTTCTCTGCTTGGAATACAGTCATGGGTGTAATAGAAGGAGATGCAATCATCGTTGACAGTAAGTTCACTGAAGACAGTATTATCCCTGATGGTACCACTTTGAATGATAGGCTCTTTCAGCAACTGGGTGGGGTTTCCCATGACTATCAATTGGGGACACAATACTCTAGCACTCGTGCTATGGTAGAGATACCTGTCTTTGCCAATCAGTTCTTCAATGACCCTAGTAATGGTATCTTCCCTGGGCCAGACAACAGCATGAAATTACATCTGGATGCGACCATGACAGCCCACAGTTGGGCCCCTAACCCTGTTGGTCGTAGACCTTCTGACCATTATCCTGCTGATAGAGACGTCGAAGGCCCTTACCATACTAGACTCCAAGATGGGAAGTCTGTAATGGCTGTTAAACTTGGGGAAGTGAGCCCTCCCACTCGGTCTTACATGCATGTGACTATTGATACTGGGTCCGATTCAGACTCGGATGATTGGCCTGATAATAGCATGTTCGGTGATGCAGAGATTTACATCGTGGATGCTGCAGGTCTAGAGAAGATATACGTCCCTTATGCGACAGCCGCAGGGGTGGCTACAGGAGATTTGGATGACCAGAATAGAGTCAAGGTCGTCTTCACTGACCCTGGTGATGCGACTTGGAGCACTGTCTTCGTCACGCAATTGATAGCAGCCATAAACCACGAGAACGGTCATAATGGTTCTATGGAAGCAACCCAGTCATGGCCTACTACGGTGTCTGGAAAGAACTTCTATCTAGTGAGTAACATAGTAGGGCCTACTAGTGTGAATGCCAAGATTAAGGTGCGTGGCTGGGGTCATGGCGTCAATTATGTCCGTTTCAGTCTCACACGCTACCCCGGAGCAATAACCACAGGCACCACTAATTTCCTAGGTAGTGTGGGGGTAGGTTGGACTAATTTCGAGCGTTCCACTAGGTCACGCTTGTATGTCGATGACGTAGCAGACAGGTTTCCTGAGAACACTGACCTAGAAACAAGCACGTCTTCAGGTTCTTTGGATACGGATGATGGTTGGTCTGGTGAGAGGATGTATCGTGGCATGCGTGGCATGCCTGTGTTCAGACGGGTCTTCCGCCCGAACGGAGAGTGGGCATTAATCTACAAGATAGGGGATTATTCTAATGACTACATAGAGATTGAAGAGCAGAGCAGTGGGTTCTTCGATGGCTTGGAAAGCGGTACTGTCCTTTCGTTGACACCCTTCTTTGATTTCACTGGTGCTCCGTTGCGAGATGATAGCAGGTCCCTCTCCAGTGCACGTGAATTCCGTAGGCCCTTCTATTACGACAGGGGTAATGTTCAGACTCAGGGTGGGAACATAGATTACGGGTTACGACAGCATGTCAGCGCTGTAGAGTTCAAGGCTGGACCAGTCACCAACCCTCACGCTCGGAAGATTCAAACCAAAACTGCATCGCTCAAGGTCGTAGCAGTATCAAACTTAGGTAGTGGCAATTACAATCTAAATATAGAGAGTGACACAATTCCCATAACTAAGAATGCGACTACGACTTTTACGGCCATCCGTGTGAAGGATGGGACCACATGGACTTTCACTCACAATCATTGGACTTCTGCTAATACCATTACGATAAGCGGGCAAGGGACTCCTCCAGCCTTGGGGGAGGAATTAGTGATAGTGAGTAACACCACTCAACCCACACATCAGTTGAACCGTACTTGGAATTACCCTTATGCCCCAGGTGGACTGCGGCATGGTGATACTGTATGGATGAATATGCATTACACGAATCCCCACGCGATAGATGGCCTCTTCTGCAAGTCACGAGGCGTCTTCAATCAATTCCAGGTATGGAATGGTTTCAATGGCGGGGAGGGGGCTCTCACTACTGAGGCCAACAGTACTCTACCTCTAGAGAACTTCCTGATTGGGGATACTTGTAGAGAAACTGCGGTGAATTTCGCTCAGCATGTGAATAAAACAGTGTCCTTGAACTGGCAGCAGTTAGGTTACTCAGCAGCGAGTGCCCCTATAGTAGCATATGTAGACCCTTACTTGGATACTGATGGCCACGCGAGGGTCCTTCTCTATGATGTGGCGCATGACAAGGAGTTCATTGCTTTCCATGACCTCTATATGCAAGTGCAAACGAGTCAAACCACCCCTGAGATAAATGGGTTGGACGTCGCTGCTGGTTTCAAGAGCCAGATAAACACCAGCAACCGCTCATCTTTCGTGGAGAGTGCTTACGCTCACCAGTCATATTATCTTCTCAACCCTGCAGGTCTGGCTCAAGTTGCAGAGCCAACTTGGTCTATCAATAGGAATGATACCCATACACACCATGTCACTTATGGTAGTTCCAGCATAGAAGGAGCCACAGGACGCTTAGAAGAGGGAGCCGTGAGCCCTTCTTCAGCAGAGGGTCGTCATGAAGAGACCACTAGGGAGAGTGCAGATAATTGGAATTATAACACTACACTATTTGATACCCCAGATGGGACGAGAGTCATCCCCGCTTTCTTATGCTTGAAAGGTATCAGGAACACACCACATGACCTTTCCAATCATGCTGAGACTCGATTAGACAATTTACCACATTGGAAAAACATGGACTTCGTCAGAAGGCTCACCATTGATTTCGGTGAGGTGGCAATCAAGGATGGTGTTTCAGATACCCTGTCTGCAGCAGAGGAGATAGTCAGGCAGATAAACCAAGGGGCTGCATTGCAGGCTACTAAAGATGGTGGGTCAGCGCATGACCCTGCGGCTTTCTGGGATACCGTTTCCGCTACCACGAATGACCGTGGTACTCACATGGGATATCTAAGAGCACACATAGGTCGTTCCGTGAAAGACTTGGACGGGAACGAAGGATATAGCGTCATCATTCATAGCACAATTCCTGGAGCGTCAGGAAGGAACTTCTGCGCTTGGCTAGATAACAGCAAGGGGCAGAGCCCTTACAAGCCTGAGTATCTTATCGGGCAAGGTGGTAGGTTCCGTAATACATGGTGCCTCCCACAAGAAGGGGAGGATGAAAATATGCATCCTGCACCTATGCCTATCAATAAGAATGGGAGGCCCTTCGCTCCTATCACTACTCTCCGGCAGTTAGTCCCTACTGATGATGAGGAAGATGAACTGGTCAGCAGTCTCCATTTGGGCTATGAATCTACTGTGGAAGGCTCAGATAGGGATAGTAACACTGAGATGACTACTGGAAGAATGGCTAACACCGTTTTCGATGAGTCCTTTGAATCACAAGGGCAGACGATGAAACTAATTGAGGGGTTAAGGACAGGTACTAAGGCACAGGCTCGTATTAACTTCGGAGGGTTAGTCGCTAGTGGTGTCCCAGGTTGGGCCCCTGATGCCGGTAAATGGGGTTTCGGAGATGATAACAAGGGTGGTAGATTCGATAACATCTACAATGATGCTGGCCCTTCGGCTTATTCTGCTTACATCCCTAGCACTGAGCGCAACAATGTCACAGACCAGGAAATCTACGGTTTCCAATTCAGAGACCACAGGGGTAGAGACTATGTCATACGTTTGCTTTATCGAGAACCAGGGAAACCATTCTCGGGCAAAGATACCCAATTACCTCCAACTCTAGAGAATGAGATAATCATTCATTTCGATGACCGTGACGTATCACAAGGTGGGTTCACCATAGGCAAGCACATGAGGGGAAGTGGCCACCCAGACAGGAATGACTACCCCACAAGCCAATCATGGAGAGGCAATCTCTGGAAGGGGGTTAAGTCTCCGGCGAATGGCTATGCTGCTAGTACCACCAAGGCTGGTGATACTCTCACTATCGGTAGTATCTATCACGAGGTACCTCGTTTTGTCAAGACGCAGCAATATGCCGGTGGAGGTGGTGGGGAGGCCATCGACATCCTTGGTTTCCTAGGCTTCCCTGAAAGTGGACTATTGACCTACACTGACACTGGTAATACTACTACTGTGGTACGTTATACTTCGAGAACCACCAATGACCACAACGGCCCTCACAAGTTCTTCGGAGTGACGGATGCCTTCAGTCCTAGCACTTGGAATAGCGCTCAGGGTACATCTTCAGACCCTGTGATTATCAGCCCAAGCCTCAATTGGACTACTATCCTGACTGATGAGGTCATTGCTGCTGCTGTTGAACTTGCTTTTAATGTAGACCCGAATACCCCCACTAAATTAGATATCAGTGATATGTATGCTACTGATGGTAAGAGTTTCAAGGACTGGCTAGGTGAGGGTGCGAAGCAGGCTGTGACAATCACCACACTCAACGATAAGAATCAAGTCACTCCTTTGAAAAACTTGTTCACTGTTGAAAGAAGGCGTGACCTGGGCCTCTACAGTTCTTGCGTGTCTCACACTCGAAATGGTAGGGAGATGCTGACTAAAGATGAGTTAAGCCGTGGTATGCAGAAGGAAGTGGGGTACATCCCTTACACTCTCCTCAACATCAAGACACGTTCTAGTGGCCCGAATAGCAATACCGGAACTCCATTGCTCGTGAATAGCAGTAACAACCCTGTAGATGTTAGTGAATGGAAAGGTCATCTTACAGGGAAGAGGTTCACTGGGTGGCGAGGTGACCACATCCTCCCTAATATCGAGACCTATACTTTGAAGTTGAACAGTCAAATCCAACAAGGACTGAACACACAAACCCCCTCTAATACTACACAGTTCTCCAATTACGTTGCTATTAAGGCACACAGAGGGAGTGCGTCCTACACTGATAGTGCAGGCGCTAGTCAGAATTTCGCTATCAATAGTATGTTCTTGGGCGGACCAGTCGGGAGGCACAATGTCATTGAGTCATCCTACAAGTCCTACATCGAGAAGCGTGTGATGTTTATCAATGACAAGGATTACATCTATGCTACTCCGATAGCATCCTCTAGCGTTGCAGGGTATCTCGGTTATGACGAATCTAGCAAGGACTTCCCTAAAGCAGGGAGCACCATACCATTAGCCACTTATTTTTACAGTCGTCTCAATATGGAGTTCGCTGGTGTTAGAACACAAGGGAATGTCTACGGGGAGCCCTTGACCTACTTCAGGGGAGGGCAAGAAAGTCCTGACCATAGTGTCCCTCTCTACTTCGGGGGTGGTTTCAGTGGGCTGGTGATGGATATCAATGATGGAACTCAGAATGATTATACGGAGTTCTACTCCCACCCTTACTCTTCTGGTCCTACTGGTTGCTCTGGTTTGCAGCACGTGGGAGAGAACATGGGTTCCTCGGCAATACTTGACACTACAGCAATGCTAGCAATGTTCCCTGGGACCCCTTTGCTTAACCAGCACAGGGGGGAGAACATCTCTCCTTTCAATAACACTGCAGCGATACTGGCCCCTGACTTGAAGAATGACGCCTCGGCTCAGACTATGGGCATCTCGAGTAGTGACAAGGATGCTATCTACAAAGATAGCAATGCTACTGATGATGCTGTCCCCGTCTCCCATCCCACTCCCGTAGTCTTACGT